CCGTGTACGTCAGTGATGCCGGTATTGCATACCGAACTGAAATCAAGCGACTGACTGGAATTGTCAGGCCACTGCAAGGCGACCTCGTTGTTGTTGTCAATCTCTATCCACCAGACAGGCGGCGCAGAGACATAGACAACCCGATCAAGGCGCTTCTTGATGCAATGACGCACGCAGGCATTTGGAATGACGACAGTCAGATAAAAAAACTGACAGTCGAAATGATGCCGAAAGCCAAAGGACGTGCAGTGGTATCTGTCGGCGTGATAGAAAAGGAATGATCTGCGCAATGAGGATAATCCGGCTTGTTTGTATTTCAGACAGAGGCCAGCGGGTAGGGGAGAGCTTCCCTAAAGCAAAGCTGACAAACGCTGACGCGCAGATGATCCGTGTGTTGCATTTTGAGCATAAGATCACAGATCGCGCACTGGCAGACAAGTACGAAGTATCACGGCGCTGCATTCGGGGAATACTGAATGGGGCGCGTTATCCAGAAGTTTACAAGGTTAAGCAAGAGGTGGTGACGGATGGCAACCAAGACAGCCAGTAAGAAGAAGCCGGTTAAGAAGCCTGTTGCCGCAAAGAAGGCGGGGAGGCCATCAACGTACACCAGAGAGAAGTCTGACTACATTTGCAGAGAGTTGGCAAAAGGGCGATCACTGGCGTCAATCTGTACTGATGTAGGTATGCCTCAAGCTGATACGTTTAGGGCATGGGTGATTGACGATATTGACGGAATATCAAGCCGTTCCGCGCGCGCGTATGAGATAGGCCATGACGCCATAGCTGATGAATGCGTAATGATTGCTGATGAAGTTCCACCAATGAACCCAATTACCGGCGCCTATGATAGCGGTGCGGTGCAGCATAAGCGGCTACGGATTGACACCAGAATGCGATTGCTTGGCAAGTGGGCGCCAAAGAAGTATGGGGATAAGATTGATGTTGAGCATTCCGGCAAGATAGGCATTGAGACGCTGATTACAGAAGCTGGCGCTGAGTAATGAGCCAAGAAGCAGTAGCTAAAATCCGCAAATGGCGCACTGATCCGGTCAGTTTCGTCGTTGATAATTTCAGGGCGACGCCTGACGAATGGCAGATTGATGCCATGAATTCGCTGGGTGGATCATTCAATCCGAAGCGCAGGCTGTGCATGAAAGCATGTACCGGCCCCGGCAAGTCTGCTGTTCTTGCATGGATGGGCTGGCACCGGCTTGCGTGCTTTGCTGCGAAGGGCGAACATCCGAAGGGCGCGGCTCTATCAATCACCAGTGATAACCTTGCTGACAACCTATGGGCTGAATTGTCGAAGTGGCAGACTCGCAGTGCGTTCCTGTCTGCTGCATTCACATGGACCAAAACAAAGATCTATGCCAATGAGCATCCTGAAACATGGTTCTTGTCGGCAAGGTCGTTTGCCAAGGATGCTGACGCTGAAGCAATAGGTCGCGCATTGTCTGGCCTGCACAGTCAATTTCCTTTTGTGTTGCTGGATGAGTCCGGTGATATGCCTGTTGCTGTTGGTCGCGCGGCAACGCAAATCTTTACTGGATCTCCTACTGATGCGGCCATCATTCAGGCAGGAAACCCTACCAGCACCAATGGCCTGCTGTATGAGTCATGCACTAAAGCGGCTGATTCGTGGACGATCATCACCATAACGGCGGATCCTAAAGATCCAAAGCGCACGCCAAGGGTAAGCATTGAGCATGCGCAGGAAATTATTGACATCTACGGGATGGATAACCCGTGGGTGATGGCGACTATTCTCGGCAAGTTCCCGCCAACTGGCTTCAATGCGCTGCTGGGGATCGAGGAAGTGGAAGCGGCATGCAAGCGGGCTTACAAGCGTGACGCCATTGCCAATGCGCCTGTGGTGCTTGGCGGTGACGTGGCAAGGCAGGGAGATGACGCGACGGTGATTGCACGCAGGCAAGGCAGGCAGTGCTTTGATCTGCGATCCATGCGGATACCTGACACCATGCTGATTGCGCAGCAGTTCATTGATGAGCATACCAGGCAACAAGCTGACGCATTCTTTGTTGATGAAACGGGTGGCTATGGTGCAGGGGTGATTGATGCTATGCGATCCCTTGGCCATTCACCTATCGGCGTGATGTTCTCCGGCAAGGCCAGTGATTACCGATACTTCAACAAACGCAGTGAAATCCTGTTTGAAATGGCAGAGTGGGTAAAGGCTGGCGGTTCAATTCCTGATGATCGAGAGCTGAAGGAAGAGCTGTGCGCGCTGACCTATGCTTTCCAAGGTGACAAGATTCGCGTGGTCGAGAAGGCAATCATCAAGCAGCAGATCGGGCGCTCACCTGACAAAGCTGATGCGCTGGCATTGACCTTTGCCTTCCCTGTACAGAAGCGATCCATGCGCGCCATGGCCAGCAACCAGAAGCCAAAGGAACACAACCCTTACGCTCGGTGATGGGCGCATCTTGTATGGCTTTGCTGTGATTATTGGCGAAAGCAGAGGTGGCATGATGACGATTACCACAACCGATTCTTTTGTGCGCTATACCGGCGACGGCACAGAAACCCAATACTCGTTTGCATTCAAGTGCTTTTCCACTGACGATCTTCGCGTTATCACTGATGACGGGACTACGGCAAATACATCGCCTTCTTACACTGTCGCGTTGAATGCCGATCAGGATGCGAATCCTGGCGGAACGCTGACATTTGGCGCCGCTCCCGGTAACGGCTATGAGATATACATTTCCAGCAATATAGCTGCGATCCAAGAAACCGATTTCCGTAATGCCACAACATTCAGGGCTGGAACCATAGAAGACTGGATGGATCGCATGACGCTGATCATTCAGCAGATGCAGGCCCAGGTTGATCGTTGTCTGAAAGTTGGTGAAACAACAAGTGGCCTCGCTGTCAGTGATTTGATTGATCCGGGCAGTGTTGTCATGACGCTGTACATGCAGGGGCTGGCAGCAACAATATCAACTGCCGCCGGGTTACGCGCAGAAATTGCTGCGTTGTCTTCTGCTGCTGGGTCTGTGCTGACCGCAAACATTGCTGATGACGCAGTGACAACCGCCAAGATTCTTGATGCCAATGTGACAAACGACAAGCTGGTGGATGGCATTCTGTCGAATGACACTGCTGGCCGTTACAAGATGGCCGCTGGATTCTTGTCTGCCAACGCTGCAGGCCGCAGTAAGATGGCTGATGGCTATGTCACTCTAGCAAAGTTGGCTGCTGAAGTGGCTGATTCTCTTCCGTCACTTACGATGTACACCACTGCGACGGATGCTACTGAAGATGCTGGATTTGACTGGCCAATAACCGCAAATGATGACGAGTCAGCCGCATTCAATCATGGCCTTGGCGCTGTTCCTGATCTGGTGGTTTTGCAGTTGGTTTGCGTTGGTGATACTGGCGGCACAACGCATGGCTACACTGTTGGAGACGTGCTGAATCTGTCTGTCCTTGGCGCGCATGCTGACAAGTTTGGCTGCGACTATGACGCAACCAGGGTGGTAATGAAAACGGGCGGCAGTGCAATTTCTGCTGGCAGGATCACCATCAAGAAGAAAGGGCTGCATGATTCCAAGGAATCAGAAAAGGCTGACTGGCGCATGCGTGCTGTCTGCTACAAGTTTGGCGGCATGTTATGACCAGCAAGGCTGACATCTGCAATATGGCGTTGTGCCATCTTGGTGCCGCACCTTCTGTTGTTTCGATTGATCCACCAGACGGCGGGGCTTATGCGATCCATTGCGCGCGGTTCTATCCAATAGCATTGAGCCAACTGCTCTGCATGCCATGGCAGTTTGCTATGCGCAGGACGGCGCTGAGTCTTGTTGAGGAAGATCCGAACGAGCAATGGTTGTACTCGTACACCTTGCCATCTAATTGCGTGAGAGCGTTCACTGTGCTGCCATCTGGCGCCACGTCGGACAATGAAGGCATAGACTTTATTCAGGAAGGACAGTTGATCTTCTGCAATCAGCCTGACGTTTCGCTGATGTACACCACCAGCGAAGTGACATCAGGCAATTTCTCACCGATGTTTGCTGAAGCATTGTCACGGCAGCTTGCGTATTACCTTGCTGCACCGGTGATGAAGCCTGCTCCTGCTGTCCTGCAAGGTTTGCAAAGGATTGCGCAGCAGTCAATCAGCAGTGCATTGGCAGTTGACGCCATGAGCAGGAAGCAGGTTCCGGTTGATCACAAACCTGTCTGGTTGCGCAACAGATGAGCGGAACACGCACGCTGTCACGGTCATTCGCCGGCGGTGAGATAACGCCAGAGCTGTTTGGGCGCATTGACCTGGACAAGATGCAGACCGGGCTGATGAAGTGCCTGAATATGATCATCCGTCCGCACGGACCTGCAAAGTCGCGCGGTGGATTGCAGTTCCTGAATTTCTGCAAGTTCAATGATCGCAAGGCAAGACTGATCAAGTTTCAATTCAGCACCGAAGATTCAATGATCATCGAGATGGGCCATCTGTATGCGCGCTTTCATACAAACCTTGGCACCGAGCTGGACGTTGACAGGCCTATAACATCAATCATTGATGACGGCGGGCGGGTGCTGGTGACTGTCAATCCTGCATCGGCAGGGGCATACGCAAACCTTGGCGCCAACAATGAAACCTTTTACATTGCAGAAACGCATGCCAGCGTGAATGGTCGGTATTTCAATGCTGACGTGCAGAGCAGTTCCAGCTTCCACTTGATGGACCAGCTTGGCAATTACATTGATCCGGCATCACTGACGCTGCCAATATCTGTCCCGGCAACTGCAAAATGCTACAAGGTCTATGAGGTTGTCACGCCATACGACGAAGTGGATCTGTTCGATTTGCGGTATGTGCAATCGCTGGACGTGATGACGTTCGCGCATCCCGATTATCCTGCTGCAACATTGAGCCGTTCGCTGGCCGGAGATGTAGTCAGTTGGGCGTATGAGGTCATCGACTTCGATCCTGCAAGTATTCTTGAGATACCAACAGGGTTGTCAGCTACCGTACAAGGGTCAACGCATCCAGCAGCATCGCGTTACAGTTATGCGGTGACAGCAATTTCAGACGATGGCCATGAAGAGTCTTTGCCATCGGTTCCGAATAAGGAAGCGCGTAATGATGCGACCAACAAGATCAGTGACGTGGTTAGTTGGCAAGCGCAGTATGAAGACACTCCATTAACGCCAGCCATTGCTGCTCCGACTGAGGATCAGGAAGATCATGCTATTTTTAACCTGGTTAGTTTGGATTTGTCTGAGGGTGATGAGGTTGTTCTTACTGACATGCCTGCAGGCTGGGAGGATCTAGAAGGCGAGTTGTTTACGGTTAATGAAGTGGTCCATGCTTCAACTGATCGTTACACTCTTCTTGATGTGAATGGCGATCCTGTCCGTACATCTGGCCGGGCTACGTTTGTCACTGGCCCGTCTTACTGCCGCGAGTGCGGTGCAATGGCTGATCTTAGTCATGAAGGCAATGCTATCCGGCTGAAGTGGACGCGCGTTACTGGCATCAGCAGATACAACGTATACAAGCGCCAAGGCGTAAGTAATTATTATGGTTATGTTGGGCAAACAAGATCACCAAGGTTCACTGACAAGAACATTATTGCCGATCTTACAAAGTCACCACCAGAAGGGTCGAATTACTTTGCTGATGACAATCCTGCTGCTGTCACCTACTTCGACCAGCGCAAGTTGTTTGCTGGCACCAGCAACCGTCCGCAAACCGTTTGGCTGACGAAGCCATACACCGAAAGCAATATCAGTTCATCATTCCCTGTGCGGGCCGACGATTCGATCATGATCACGGCCAAGACTAATGAGGCCAGCACGATCCTGCACGCTGTATCGCTGAATGACATTGTGCTGCTCACCAGTGGCGGTGAGATCCGGATACGGGCCGAAGGCGACGTACTGACACCAACAACAGCATCAGCAAAAGCGCAGTCCTACATTGGTGCCGCTACTGTGCAGCCTGTTATGTCAAACCGCGCAGCAATATTTGTCGAGAATGGCGGCAATGCCTTGCGTGAATTGGTCTATAAAGGCGACGTGGAAAACAGCTATGAAGCACAAAACATCAGCGTTATGGCTCCGCATCTGTTTGAAAGTCCTATTGTTGATCTTGCTTTTCAGCGTGGTAGCGAGCCTGTTATTTGGGCAGTGCGTGATGATGGCGTTTTGGTTGGTGCGACGTACATGCCTGAACAGCGGGTTATCGCGTATCACCAGCATGATACCAATGGACTATTTGAGAGCATTGCGACGGCCTATTCTGCGGTTGTCACAACTGCTGTCGTGCCAGTGAATACAGATGAAGAACCATTTGAAGCGGACAATCTAGTAGCGAAGATGTCGCTTGGATTCAATCAGGCAAACGGCTCTGTTCCTGCAGATAGTGTTGCAGGTATAACCTGGACGGCAACAGGATCTGCTGCAATTTCCAGCAATAAGCTCAGCGTATCTTCGGGCGGTTATATCCAGTCAGGGCAGTCAGGATTTGAGATTGGAACCAATGCATTTCAGTTTACATTCAAGTTCAATGGAACAATATCCTCGACGCATTGTATTGTGTCTGTAACGAATACAGGTATTTCATCAGGCGATCCGATTGAGTTTTCCGTTGGAATAACCGGAACGTATTTGAAGTTTTATCATGGCGTCCGTGGAACATGGCAATCATCACTGTTGATGTTCGCAACATTCTCGTCTGGTACGGATTACACAGTAGAATTCGGAAGGCATGTAAACGGTGACTGGTACTGCATAGTAAATGACGAGGAAACAACACAGTACCAATGGGCGCCTCCTGATGCGTCAATCAACTATGGATCTATAACAACAGGGACATTTAACAGTCTGACAGACATCGGATGGCGTACTGATCCGCATCCAATGACTATTGGCCAATTTTACAGCGGTTATTTTCCATTTACGGGGGATATTGATTACATATCACTCTCAGTTGGAACATCGTGATGAGCAATGATCTTTATGCGGTAGTGAAACGAACATTGAACGGCGTTGAATGCCGCACTATAGAGCGCATGTCGCCTAGTGAAACGGTGTGTTTTTTTGATTGCGCTGCTGTATGGGATGGTGCTGCTGTTTCAACAATATCCGGCCTGTGGCATCTGGAAGGGGAAACAGTGAACGTGCTGGCAGATGGCGGCTGGCATCCTGATGTGACTGTTGCTGCTGGCGCTGTCACGCTGGACAACGATTACAGTCTTGTTGTGCTGGGTTATCGTCGGGAAGAAGAGATCAACACTCTGCCGCAAATACTGGAACGCTATCCAGCTTTCGGTGTTGGTGCGCTGAAGAATGTGGATAAAGTATGGCTGCGTATTGCTGGTGATTCCGGCATATCTGTTGGGCCAACCGGTGGCGATATGATTGATCATACACTTCGCTCAAATACGCTGATGACTGGAACGCCATCACGCCATGATGCTGACGTTATCGAGGTTCCATTGTTATCCGGGTGGCAAGATGATTGCTCTGTGACAATCACAAACGATTCCGGCAGACCTATCACAATCATTTCAATCAGCTATGACCTGTCAGCAAGCGGCTAATGGGCGCATCTACACAGTGCGCGATGCGACCATTGGTGACGTCGATACGTTATTTCAGTCAATGCGTGCTGCTGATTACGATGAAGTCCTTGCTGGTGCTGGTCGTGTTTATCAGACACTGCGGCTGAGTTATCTTGGCAGCATGTTATGCAAGGCCGTCGAATGCGAGGATGGCCTTGTCTGCATTTATGGCGTTTCAATGATTGATGCAGCTCAACAAATCGGGTGTCCGTGGATGTTAGGCACAACGCTACTTGATCACAAACACAAGCGCGCGCCATTAGTGATAGGCAGAGAATGCCTGCAATCCATGTATGACCTGTTTCCCGGTGGGCTGCGCAATTACGTCGATGCACGCAACCAGAAAAGCCTGCGCTGGCTGAAGTGGTTAGGCTTTCGTTTTGATACTCCGATCAATTACGGCGCTATGAAAATTCCGTTTTATCCGTTCGCAATGGGAGAGAAAGCATGTGCTACGTTGCACTGATACCGGCTGCCATAGCTATGTTTGGCGCTATGAACGAAAGCAGTTCACAGAAAGCGCAGGCTGAATACCAGAGCGACATTGCCAAGAACAACGCCATTGCATCCAACTACCAGGCGCAAGATGCTGCCAAGCGTGGGCGCGCTGCTGCGCAGGATCACATGCAGAAAGTCGCCCAGGTTAAAGGCCAGCAGGTAGCAACACTGGCCAGCAGAGGCATTGATATTGGCGAAGGGTCCGCGCTGGCATTGTTGCAAGACACCGACGCCATGGGCAAGCGTGACACGAACCAGATTCTGCAAAATTCGCGCATGGAAAAGTGGGGGCTGGATATTCAAACCGGCAACTACAACGCCACTTCGGATATGTATGGCAGTGCAGCAGACAATATCAATCCGCTGATGGATGGCTTGATGGCTGGCGGGAAATCCTATATGGACGCTGGTGGATCTGGATCAGGGACTATTTCTGATGCGTGGGCAAACCTATGGAAAGATAAACCAGCAGTTACGACTGTCAGCGACAAGACAGGTACACACTAATGCCATCAATTCCAGTCTACAACTCACCGCAAGTTGATCGCGCTCCGGTAGACAATGCCAAGCAGCAAGTGGGCGGCATTAGTGCCAGTGCGTTTGGTGCATCCGATACGTTCAGGGAGGCAGAAGACCTTGCTGGAACATACATCAAGATTCAGGAAAAAGAGGGCGAGCGTGCAGCAGCAGAGGAAGCGTTGCGCGCACAGTCTAATTTCCAGCGTGAAGTTATTGGAAAGCAAAATGAATGGCGTCAGCGACAAGGAAAAAACGCTGAAGGTGTAGACAAGGAAGCTGATGCATGGATGGCAGAAACCGCAGGCAAGTACATCAAGGA